TTAACTCATCTGTATCTGGAATTGCATTTATTCTTGCTTCATAAGCATCATAATTATCATATTTCTGAAATGTATCATCCAATTCTACAATATTCAATCCTCTATATTTTTTATGGACTGGTAGATTAGTATACCAAATACATCCTACTTCTTTATCTTTTTCTCCATTTGGTCTATAGAATTTACCTACTGTTGTATATCCATATCTCAAATCTTTATTCAAATATAAATTCCAACAAATAGAATTTGTAGCCATTTTAATTTTTGTGCATAGCATAATAAATGGCATATCTTTATAAACACTGACTATTTTACCAAAAATAGAGAATGGTGGATTTGTCACAATTACATCAGCTTTCTTAGCTAAATTCTGACATTCTCTAGATGTGCAATCTCCATCACCTTTTAAAGGATATTTCTTAAATTCTTCACCATCAAATGTACTATAATATGTTCCATTTGGATCATAATGAGATGAAATTAATCCACGTAAACCTAAAGAACTAAAATTATCATGGAAGTATTTGTAAATGTTTGACCATTCAGGATTGTCACAACAACAATATACTATCTTTCCAGAGAAATTATAGTTCTTCATTTCTTTTTCTACATCTTTAAGATGAGTATAAAATTCATCATCTTTATTATCTTTTGCACGATGTAGATTTATATTGTCTTCATCTAGTATCATAATATATTTATTATAAATAAATCAAGGAGTAATATAATGTTAAACGAAAGATTTCAAATTAAAAATGTAAAATCTCCTTGGAAAAAGGATAAGGGAGCAAATATTGACTCTCCTGTTTATACTTATAAAAAGGGAGATAGACCATTAGGTGTTATTTATGGATGTTTCAGTCCATTCACAGGTAAATATGGCCATGCAAGACTTTTAGATAGAGGTGAACAAGAAGGTATCGAAGACTTCATTATTGTTTCACCTTATAAAAATCAGCCAATCGATAATGACCGTAATATGTTCACTTTGGAACAAAAGGTTAAGATTGCTGAAGCTGGTTGTAAAGATTTAGGTTATAATATCTTAGGAGCATATACAAGTAAAGCACATTTCTTCTTAGATGCACTTTATGAATATGCTGAAATGTACCCAGATTATCGTTTAGTTCTTATTTGTGGACCAGATAGAGCAGAATTATATGGAAAATATTGTGTTCCATTTGGTGAAGAATACGAATTACAAGATGAAAATGACATTGGTAAATTTGAAATCTTATATTGCACAGACAGAGGTGATAAAGAAGTATCTGGAACTAAGGTAAGAGAAGCTATCAGAAATGGCGATAAAGAAGCATTCTTAGAAATGACTGGATATTCACCAAAGATGTGGAATTTATGTGTAAGATTCGCTAAACAGAATGGTGTCTTAGAAGAATCAACAATGATAAAGGATAAGAATATGTTAACTGAAGATACTCACTCATTACACATGGAAGACTCTATCCTAAAGGGTAAAGCTTACATTTCTAGAATGTTAGGTTTCTATAATCAGGTATTCGATACATTAACTGGTTCTATTGATAAAGAAAAGCCAGGAATTACTGTAAAGATTGATGGTGCTCCAGCTATCACAATGTATACAAAATTCCCAGGTCTAAAAGGTCCAGGTGTATCTACAAAGTCTATCTTCAATGCAACACCAAAGGTTTATACTTCAGATGAAGATATTGAAGCAGATGACCGTTCTCCAGAATTGAAGGTTAAGTTGAAAGCCGCATTGAAGTTGGCTAAAGCTAAAATCATTCCAGCTGGTGAAATTTGGCAGGGTGACTTACTATTTACTAAAGGTGATATTAAGAATTATACAGATGACAATGGTCAGAAGTATATCTATTTCAAGCCAAATACATTAGTCTATGCATTACCAGTAGGTTCTGATGGTGCAAAGAAGGCTCTAGCTTCTGATATTGGTATTGTATTCCATACACGTTATAAAGGTAGTTCAGTTCAAACTGTTAAGCAGTCTAATGATGCTTCTACAGATGAATTAAATGGAATTCCAGAATGGGCATTCGTATTAGATGCACGTCTACCTAACTTATCCGGTGTTCAGACTCTATCAGATCAAGAAGCAAATGATATTGAAGATTCTCTATATGATTTGCATTCACTATGTTCTGAAATTGTAAATGATGCTGACTATGATTTGTTAGTAAATAATACAGACTTTATTAACTTCTATGTAATGACATTACAAAATAATAAAGTTGACAAATCAGAACTAATTGATCCAGAAACATTCGTAGATGAACTACATAAATGGGTCACTGGTAAGATGAGAAAAGAATATCAAGGATTGGAAAAGTTAAAGACTAAAGCAGGTAGAGATAAGAAGAGAATTTCTCTAGATGACAAGTCTAAAGACTTACATACAATTATTGAAACAAATGAACCATTACTACATAAGATTGCAGAAGCATTATATATTGCAGCAGATGTAAAAAATAAGTTCATTACTAAGTTGAATTCAGTTAACAAATGGGTAAATAAAGTTGAAACTACATTTGGTATGAAGGACACTAATGGTGAAGGATTTATGGTATCAGATGTTGATGGTAATTTCGTTAAATTAGTTGACCGTTCTGCATTCTCTTATTTCAACAGAAGTCCTGATGTAATTAAAGGATTTGATGCAAGAAGAGGTTCAACTAATGAATCAATGAATTTTGCAAGTTATTTGAAATCATTAGAATCTTAAATTATTCCTTATAGTTAAATTAAAGAGAGGTTTCTTACCTCTCTTTTTTGTGTTATAAATATAACATAGGAGAATTATAATGGCACAACATTTTTTAGAATGGATAAATGAAAATCTGGAACCATTCTTTGTATTTGAAAAGAAAGAACCAGTACAAAGAACAGAGTTGCCAGGTAAAAGAAGAACTTTAGTAAAATATCAAAATTATCTAAATGAATTAGGTATTTTATTAGGTGTAAATGGTACTATACCAGAAGAAAATGAAGCAGTTGATCTAATCTTAAATAACAACTTTCCAGGATTTTTCTGGAGAGGTGATGATCTAGTTTTAGTTAGTACAACACCTAAAAAGAAAAATCATTTGCCTCAAGCAGAAATGGCTATTGCTACTATTAAAAAGAGAAAGTTAAAAGTAGAAGATGCTCAAGACCATATCATTTTGACACTAAAAGATGGTATGAAAGTTAACATTCGTTATACTTCTAAAGGTATTGATGTAAATGAAGGTGAAACTGACCCAATTACTGAACGTTATTTAACAGATACAACTGGTGTTCAAGAATCAATTACCGCTGCTGTATTAAATGTAATGGCTCATAATGAAGCAGTAGATGGTAAACTTTCTGACTCATTAAAAGCTTATATCAATAACCCAAGAAAATTAAAAGCATTAGAAAAAGATGATAAAGAAACTAAGTTTGTTAGATGGCTATTATCTTCAAATCCAAAGAAAGGAACTGGTATTTGTCAGTATCTAGACTTAGGCGGTAAAGATGATCCAGATTATTTCCAAAAAGAATTATATAAATTCTTAGATGGTTCTTGGTTAAAGCATTATAGAAATCTTTATAATTCTAAAGTAATTGATGAAATTTCTAAGGTATTCAAGAATGGATTTAATATGAGTCAAGCACAGTTCTTACATTTCTATGTAAAAGGATTTGGTGTTTCTTCTCCATTAGGACAATATCTACGTGAAGGTAGAGCAGGTTATAAGAATAAAGACGTTCTTGATAAAGCTGACATTATATTGTGCACAAATATCGATAGAGCAAATAGAGCTATTGATGATTTAATGCATAATTATAAAGATAATAAAACATATTGTAAGGCAGTCAATAGATATATCAATAATAAAGTTTTGATTGGTATTTCTCTAAAACAGACAAAATCTGCAGTAAATGTATCAGCAGTTAACTTCAAGATTTTCACTACTGCTACTGGTGATAACATTAACGATGATATGAAGGTAATCGTTAAGTATTATAAGAAAGGTGATAAGAATAATACATTTGATTTCGCTGGTTCTGAATTATCACAAGCAAAAGATGGAAATTCTTGTACTATCTTAACACCAATTAAGAATGGTCATGATATTCATACTGAAGAAAAAGAATTACTATCAAGAATTGGAAGTAATTCCTCAAGATTTGGTTCTATTATGGCTGAATTTGGTATTAAGAATTATCCAGCACAATTAGGTAAGTATACTGAAGCATTAAAAGATAAATATGGCTTATCTATTTCTGAAGAATTAAATGCTCTAGTTGATAGAAGTTCTTCTGAAGCAGAAATTAAACGCGCATATTATAGAGTTGCTCAGAAGGTACTTGCTATTATGAAAGCACATCCTCAAGAAATGAATAAGATATTCGCAATTGGTGCAGGTTATCCTATTCAATTCGGTCCTGATCAAGAGCCAGAAATTGATTCTGCTCCATATATCAAGATTTACTAAAAAAAAATTAGAAATAAAATGTATAAGAGGTTGTTATTCAAACAACCTCTTTTTGTATATTTGTTTCCATGAAATACATAGTAAACCCTGAAGATTATAAAACAAAAGAAGAATATACGCATGCAATCGATACTCTTATTTCTCGTAATGAAGAAAAAATGAAAGATTGCCGTATGAGATTATTACAATTAAACAATAGTGCATTAGGTGCATTATATTTGGAACATTTAGAATATGAAGCATGTCAAAAACATTTGACTGATTATGGTAAAGAAAAATATGGAAAAGCCAAAGAAGATTATATGAATGCTTATACCTATTTGCAAAAAGAATATGATGAAACTTTGCACGAATGGACAAAATTGAAGAAAGAAAAACAAATCGTATTGATAAATTTTAATGGTGAATAATGTTTGATTTTTTTAAAAAGAAAGACGATAACGATAAAGAGTTCATTCAGAAACAGATACAGAATACTTATGCAGAAATGCAAGAACGTATCCGTAAAGAGAAAGAACAACAGAATGTTATTAATGACCCACATCCTTTATATGAAATACCTATAAAGAACTATTTGGAAAAGTCTATTCCAGAAATTCAGAATGATGCAAATGAATGTGGTTCTAGAATGGATATTATTTACACTTACATTGAATCTTATATCAATGCACGTAAAGATGAGACAGACCCAGTTAAAGTCAATGGATATAGACTACACATGAATGACTGTCTTGCTAAATGGAATAAATATAAACACAGACAGGATAAACTATATAAGATGATTGAAATCAGAAATATAAATCCTGAATTTGAAACAATGAGACCAACTGATGATACTGTTGGTGATATAAGATTCGGAGAAAACTAAATGATATTTAATGAACTATGGGAAGCCTTCAACGACATTTATTTCGAAGAAGGACCACATACTTATACAGATAGTGTAGGTACACAATATACTTCAGTGACTACTTTTTGTGGCCAATTTGAAAAAGAAAAAGATTGGAATTTAATTGCAGAAAAGTCAGCATTCAATAAAGCAAAAGCCGCAATTGCTGCAGCAAATCCTAAATTGAAGAAAGACCAAGTAATTGCAATGGCTAAAATTGAATCAAAGAAATTAGCTCCATCTCTAAGAAAAGAATGGAATAAATCTGGTGATTATGCAAAAATCTTAGGAACTGAAGTTCATGCTGTAATGGAATACTTATGGCAAAATAAAGATTACGAAGGTAATAAAGATAAAATGGCTTTATATCCAGGAATGATTGAAGATTTTGAATATCGTAAAGCTAAATGTAAAGAAATCTTTAATTCTCTAAAAAAGATGTATGTTCCTGTAAAGAATGAATACATTGTATATGATAGAGACTGGAAACTTTGTGGAACAATTGACTTCTTAGCATGGAATAAAATCAAGAAGTGTTATGCTATTCTTGACTGGAAAACATCTAAAGAATTCACAAGAGAAAACAAATATGGTGAAACATTAAAAGAACCATTCTCTGTTTATCCAGCATGTAATTGTACTGAATATTCAATTCAGTTATCAACATATAAAGCTATTTTAGAAAAACATTGTCCAAATATAAAAATAGGAGAGTTGGTATTGATACAACTCCCCAAAGAAGGTACAGAACCTGATATATTTAGATGTTATGATTTTTCAGATATATTAACAAAATACTTAGATAATAGAAAAGAGAGCTAATTGCTCTCTTTTTTTAACATTTCTTGTAAGTACTCAACTAATAATTTTATTTCTTTTTCATCATAATTAGTTGCAATTGTTCTTGATAAGACAGATGCAGTTTTTTGTCTATTAGTTTCTTCAATTACATTGTTCTTACAATTTTCTAAGAATACATTAAAATCATCAAATGACTTGATTTTATCCATCAATTCAGGTTTAATTTCATAACCATTAATTATTGTTTTATTATCAACGTAATCACCATAATAACGTGATGATGTTCCTAGCTTATATGTACCTAAATCCATTGGAATTACATATTCTTTGTCCATAGATGTTTTATCAGATACAGTTAAATCATAATCATAAGACTTTTTCTTATCAGCTTCTTTCTTTAAACCTTCAAGAAAATCAGCGTATGCTTTATTTAAAGTTTCATTTGTCATTTTATCGTACTTATCCATTATCTAATCCTTGCCCATTCTGTTGCTAAACGTGTGATTTGCTTATGATATTGTTTATCTGCCCATCCAGGAATAATGCTTGCAAATTCTGAATAAGATCCACCAATATGTTTCCACCATGCGGCTAAACCAAAAATACAATTATGTCTCTGACCTTCTGGTGTTGAGTCAATTTTCTTTTCAACGTATTCTTTAGCTTTAGTCAAATCACCTTGATTTTTCTTTCTAAATCTCTCGTATTCTTTTTCTAACTTTCTTAGATATTCTTCTTGTTTAATATAACATTCATCATAAGCAATCTTATATCCTTCAATATCAAACAAATTAAAACATTTTCCCATATTGAAATAACAATAATAAGGACTATCTTTTGTTTTAATTGCAGGTACCTTAAAGAATTGTGATTTGACAAATGATGCTGGATCAACATAATCAAATCTATCCATCAAGTAATGATATGGACTATAAACTCTTTCAGAACATTTATAAAACATTCTATCTATAACATATTCTTTATCTAAGAACAATAATACTCTGAACTTTTGTTTTACACCATCATAAGAATAACTTGTATGTAGAATAAACTTATATTCTCTAAATCTATTCTTGAATTCATCTATTGTCATATTACTATCATCGTAATCTAACATTAGAATATCTGTTTTATCCATGTTCTCATTACATCTTTTATCACCGATAACAGAGCAAAACTTCCATTGTGGAATATAGTTTTTATCTTCAACTAACAATGGATGTTCTATACTCTTTTTTAAATGAAGTAGAACGTCTTTATTGACTTCTACTTGTTTCATTTTATTATCAAATTGACTAGATATAATTTGGATAAATTTCATTGAATGATTTAATTATTTTATTTACTAAGAATTTAGGGTCTTCTTGCCAATTCAATGCAATACCTACTGCATTTTTGTGACCTCCACCACGGCCAACCTTATTTATAATTGGCAACAAATCTACATCATTAGAACGAATTGAAAGATTATTCTTATTCAAAATAATGAACCACTTATAACCATCCTTCTTTAGACGTTCAGTTATTTCATATTGATAATAATCTAAGATAAAGAAAACACCCTTATGTGGTAATGTAGTGATTTCAATGTTATTATAGATTTTATCAACAGCCTTCATAGATTCCTTCAAGAATAGAATTTCTTCTTCTGACAGCTTTGTATTTCCATTAATGAAACGTCTGACAAACCATTTGAAATTCATTTCCCAGAAAATCTTATTGAACTCTGGTGACCTTACATCTTTCTTCTTATACATGTCAAAATCGTCCACAATATTCACCAGGTCTTCTAAATGACTTAGGTCGCTCAACTTATTATACAAGTCAAAGACGAGCCTAGAAGCGCTATTCTGCGTATTTATGACGATGGTCTTTCCATTATGAAATTTCTTGGCACTTTCATGGTGATCAAGAACAATCATTGGAACTTTCAATGTGGTCAAATCTTTATATGCAATTTCTGGATAGAAATCTGTGCAAAGAATTAAGTCATAATGTTCCTTGTTTATTTCTTCAGTAGCTTTTGCAAATAAAGTTTTTTCTGACTGATAAGTGATTGGCAATGCAGTCACTGTTTTATAATAATTTTTTAGAATGATATGGCAGCAAGCGCCATCCATATCGAAATGTGTTATATTTAATACTTTGAGATTTTTATCTGTTATATTCATGTTCTAAATATAACAAAAAGAGGTTGCTTTTGCAACCCCTTTTCTGATTTTTCAATCAAACTTTCTTAAGTATTAGCCTTGTGAAAGTCTTGCAAAGAAATCATCATTGTCAAGTTCTTCGGCTGTTTC